GTCGGCAATGACCCCCTTTTGGTCAGCTTCACGGACTTATCAACCGGGGCGCCAACCTCTTGGTTATGGGAGCGGCGCCTTATAGGCACGGAAGATTGGTTTACTTTTTCCGAGGTTCAACATCCATCAGAGATCGAGTTTAACTTTGGTTGGTGGGATATTCGGCTAACGGCAACCAACGGTTCGGGGAGCCATTCAAAGACCGAGCCGGCGTACATCCAAGTAGACGCTGCTTAAGCTTTTTGGGCACTTCGAACTGACCGAGTATAGTCGAACCATGAACAACACGCTGCGCGATCTCTGGACCACGATTGTCGTTCTTTTGCTGACCGCTGCGCTTGCGGCCGGCGGTGTCTATGCGGGCTATTTGCACTTCAAACTCGAAGCGGCTAAAGATAACGCCTGCCCGTGCGGAAAAAATTGTCCTTGCAAGCCGGTAGGGCCGCCCCACCGCCGCCCGACCGGCGATCTGCCTACAAGTCCTTGACGGAGACCCTGATGAAGGCATTCTTGGCAGCGCTGCTCGCACGCGGCGCTAGTGTGAGCATCCGCACGTTCGTCTTCGTGGCAATCATGTTGATCGGAGCTCTTGTGTCGTGGGCGAGCCCGTTTGCATTTTTTGTTGTCGCCAATCTCGTGCTCGGATGTGCCTGGTTTGACCTGGCCCGCATTGGGCCTTCAGCACCGACCAATTCCAGCTGAGACTTGATGGATGCGTGCCCCGCGTTTTCTCGGCTGCCTGGCCTCAGCGTTACTATTGCTGCTGATCGTTCACTTGGCGGGCCCTTTCTTGGTGATTGTCCTTGGGATGATCGCCATGGCGATCCTTGGGTGATGGCGTGAGACGCTTCCCTTTATTCTTGGTGTTGGCAATATTGGTGTTGGCGCTGGCCGCACTAAATTTCAAAAGCGTGGTTGATTCTTTTATTCGGTGGCCGGCGTTCGAGCCGCAACCGATTCCGATTCCAATTCCTTACCCCAACCCCTCCCGTCCCGGACCGTGGCGACCCGACCCGTCACCGTGCCCTGGGCCAGGACTTTGCCCAAGTCCTCGGCGACCCCGCCAGGCGTGGGGCCCACGGTCCGGCCTTCTTATTGGCGATCCTTTTTTGGCTCTCGGCCGCGAGGCGAAAGCGCAATTCGTCGTTAGTGGACCGGAGTATGAAGGTATTGAAGTAGCGTGTGATCTGCCCGCCGACCGCCACTTGCAAAACGCGCCCGGCTCCGATGGGGCCGGGCTCTGCGTTTTCACCACGATCGACATGGTGGCCGACTGGTGCGGCGAACGCGTGCTGCTGGGGTTTCGCGATTGGATGCGCACCAAACCAGGTGGTGGATTTCCGGACAAAGTGACCGCGATGATCACGGCAATCGCCGCCGAGCGGCGCATGCCCGAGCCGGAATACATTCAGGTCACCAATGGCGATGCCAAAGTACTCGAGGCCGCCGTGAAAAGCAGACGCATGATCGGCATCACTTATTCAGGCCGCGACGGCGTGTTTTATCGACAACGCGTAGCGCATATGGTGGCGTGCGTTTATTTCGATTCGACCACCAACTTTGCGGCAATCCTCGACAGCAATTATCCTGGGAAGCTGTTGTGGATGCGGTGCCCCGATCTTTTGGAGCGCTGGCGCGAATTGGGCGGTGGTTGGATGTTCGCGCTGCGGGCCCCGGGTCCGCCGCCGATACCCACCAATAGTCCGAGCTTTGGAGCGCCGCCCATGTATTGTCCCAACTGCCCCCCACCCCCGCCGGCCATCGTTGCGCCAGCGCCCACACCGCCGGCGACCGCTGCAGGCAGCATCGGCGATCGTTACGAATGGGTCCGATTCGCCGATGGTGATCGCGACTTAATCGCGCTGCGCAAGAACGGCCAACAAGTTGGCGCTTATCGCATCAGCACCGACAAGTACTTCACGCTGAGCACCACTGGGTTCATTGACGATCAATTGCCGCCGGTGCAGATCCCGGCCGAGTATTGGCCCCGACAACCGGTGCGGCACGACAAGCTCTTCGGCGTGGTTGATTCGCGGTTGAAAGGCCCGGCTTACCAGATTGGCGGCCGAGCCGCATCCCAAGGTGAGGTGCTCGGCAACCTGCAAGCCGGATTGCCAGACACCCGTGAACAATTATGGTTGGTCATCCATGGCGGCACGGACGCCCAGCGTGCCGCCGTGGTCAACGACATGGCCAAGCACCCCGCCCTCGCCTCGGTTCGTAATCGCGTGGTGGTCAAGAATTACGCCGCCGGCGAATGGCCGCTCAATGTCGGCTTTGTTGGTGACGGTACGCCGACGATTCAACTACTGGGCTATGAATCCGCCGGCGGCAAAGCGCCGGATTATGGCCGGCTCACCAGTTACCCGGGCGCCGAAGCGCTCGCAGAGTTTTTGGTCGAAGGCATACGCAAGGCCGATCCGAATTACAAGCCGGAGTTGGCCCGCCGCGCGACCCCTTGGGATTTCGACGTCGAGAAGGCAGCGCCGGTTCTGGCGCTTTTGCTCGTCGTGTTACTCTTAATTGTCGTTGCCCCGCGGCGACGTTGAGGTCATCATGTTGATGTGGTTATTGGTTTTCGCGGCGGTCCTGTTCGTGTGCGGGTGGAAGTACTGGCCGGACATTTGCCGGTCAATCGTCAACACCGGCCTCGAAGCCGACAAGCCGAAGGAACCCACCGCCGTCGAGCGACTGCACGAAGTCGTGCACGGGCCACCGCCGATCCGAGCCGATCCGGCGGCCGCGGCATTGTCCAACTTGCTCAATAAGCCCACGAGCGCCAAGTAATGTTTCCCGCGACCTTCAAACCCGAGACGATCGCCAAAGCCCGTCAACTGGCGGAGCTCAAACAAACCATCGCCGTCAAGCAAACGAGCGGCGACGAGATCCTGCAAGGGATCGTCGAACAACTCCAGAAGTTTCGCGACTTGCCCAACGAGGTCGCGGAGCTCTCACGTCAGGCCGAGGCGCTCGAAAAGAGCTTGGTGGAAGACCTCGCAACGGAGTTGGTTTCCGCCGTCGGCGTTGCCTAACGCCGCGGCTCACCACCAGGTTCTCTCGTCAATGGGCCAGGACAACACCCCCCCCGCCGACGCGGCCGCGCGGCCGGCCATCGACCCCAAGTCCCTGATCGAGAAATCGCAACGCGTGCTCGAATTTGCTTGGGGCACTGGCGTCCTCGATCTCAATTGTGCCGAATACGCCGAGCTCATGAAGCTCTTGTATCCGACAATTTACGGCACCAATCAGAAGATCGAGCGCCGGATCAGCGAGTTGCGTAACCGCAAAGCCAACCTGTTTGGATTGAGTTGAATGTTTGACCGAACGCAAGCTCTGACGTTGCCCCATGCCCGCCATCACCGGATGGCCGGCATGGCGGTCCGCGTTCGTTCGTGGCCAGATTTCGACCCGATTCTCGGCCCGCACGTGGTGATCGATTGGTTCGATCGCTTGTTCGACGAATCCGTGTTGTTATCGCCGCGTGATTGTGCGTTTGGTTATCGCGTCCGGCACGCCTATGCCGGCAAATTGGCCGATCACAATGCGGTGGTGATTTCCAATCTGCATCGTTTAACGGTGGTGCACAACACCGACCTCATTCTCGAGCCGACAGTTCACCTGTCCATGTCGGTCATTCCAACGCCCATGGCGAGTCGCCCCCATGTCAACACACGAATCCATAGCCCGTGATCTCGATCGACTGGCCGATCTGAAACGCGAGATCGAGGAACGACACTCGTTCTTTACCAAGAAGCGTGAACGGTTGCTCAAGAAACTGCAGCCGCAACTCACACGCATCGCCAACGATGAAGCCGGCGATCTCCGCGACGTCACCAAGGCTCATGACGAGTTGGTGCAATCGATCAAAGCGGCCACGATCGCCGCCGGCGAAACGCAAAAGGGCCAAGACCTGCAATGTGTCTTTTACGGCCCGCGGGCGTCGTGGAATGACGACATGTTACGAGGGATGGCAGCCAACCTGCCGCAAATCATGACCGCTCGTTCGGAGACCGAGCCTTCGGCCCAAATCCGACCCAACGGGAAATCCCAAGAAAAGCAGGACAAAAAGGCCTGAATGCCGAAGCGCAGGATTCTGCGCTTCGGCACTTCGCGCTAGTGAGTGCAACTCATTTCGGCAAGAGTGACGGACCGTTTTTTGCATGGCCCGGTCGTTCGATCACCAGGTTGCCGGCCGGCACGAGATAGAGCCGGCCGTCGATTTCGACACAGTGATTTCGTGGCCGACCGCTACCCGGCACCACCACCGAGCCGATCTTGCCGTGCAACGGCATGTATGGCGCCACTTGCGGTCGATAATGAACGCGCACCTTTTGGCCACGGCTCGGATTGAGCAGCATCACAAGCCTGGCGGAAACAACAACTCAGTTGGCCGCACGACGCCGGCACGGCGTTCAATCAATCCAATCGTCGATAATGGGCCGATGCTGTTACTGAAATAACCGCCGGTCGTGTCAATCGCCGCGGCGTCGCCGATCTCGGCATTGGTGACATCGCGACCGCCGGCGTCGATTACCACGTCAAGAATCGCGATCGTTTTTCCGTTGCTGGATCGATGGCGGCGGACACGTTCGCGCATCATGTCGTGATACTCGGCCAATGACGTTGTGTGTTGCGGCACGGTGGCCACTTGACGGCCGGCATCCGTGAGCCTGGTCGTGCCCATGCCGCGTTCGATCAAGCCCGTCGATGACAACGGACCAGCGACGTTGCTGAAATACCCGCCGCTCGTGTCGATCAACGCAATGGCCCCGAGCTGGGCGTTGGTGGGCTCATTCACGCCAATGCTCTCCCACCAAGCCAACGCGTCGAGGATCTGTTGCTGCTTGCGGTTGAGGCCCTCAGCCGGCGCCGCGGTTTGTGGCCGCGGCCGAGGATGACCGCTCGATCCGCCGATCGGCGGCCGTCGCGAAGGTTGTACCGGTCGACTGGTCGGCGCAGGACCTGCGCGGCCAATAGGCCCGGCCGCGCTCGGCGTGGTGGCCGTAATCACAGAATCACGTAACTTCGTGATTTGTTCCACCATGATCTTGGTCACCGCCTCGGCTCGATCGATGATCTTCTCAGTACGATCGAGTTGACCATTCTTGAGAACAGGAACCTCGCGAATCGTTTCCTTGACCTCGACCTTCGTTTCAGCGGGGCGGGCTTTAAGGTCATTTTCCAACGTCGTGATTCGCCGCCGCAACTCTTTTGGATCATCGGCCTTGGCCTTCTCGACGGTCGCCTTAATCTGATCGCCGAGTGCGTCGAGATCAATCTTGGCCATCGACTTTGGTTTGCGGACCGCCTCGCCGGGCTTCGGTGTTGCGCCGCTGTCGAAAGTCTCACGCCGGCGAACGGCGACCTTTTGCAAATTGCCGAGCCAACCCGGCGACCAGAACCAGGCAGTGCCGATCGGCAATGCCGGCAGATCCTCAATCATCGACTTGGCGGTGGCTGGATCGGCGTGAACGTTCACCCATTCCTTGATAGCTTCTATGTCTTTGGGGTGAACCATTCGTAATGCGACAAGGATCTCGCATTGGGTGAGCACATTCTTATTCAGCACGGCCGGCCGCTGCGTGATCAAAGTGCATCCGATGCCCCGCTTGCGGCCGCGGCGAACGATATCTTCCATGGCGCCGAGCATCCGGTTCTCATCGCCGCCATAGTTGCGAGCTTGCGGAGCGACAGCGTCGGCTTCGTCGACAAACAAGTGCAGCGGTTCCCGATTCAGTCGATAAAGAGTTTCGGCGAAGGCCACCATGAAGCGAATCATCTGGCCCTTGCGAAACAAGCTGAGATCGATCACCGCGGAGAAACGATTCTCGACAATCGACCGGGCGACGACTTCGCCGGCGGACTCTTCCAATGGCACGTCGGCGTGTTCACCGCCAAAGATGACGATCGGAAAACCGGACCGCAATCCCCACCAGGCGCCGGTCGGATCCAACGCGACGATCGCCTGGCTGGCCTTGAGCATTTCCTCGGCCAGCACCGAGGCAGTGTAACTTTTCCCGACACCGCGTTTAGCGAGGATGGCAAACGTTTGCGTGACCGCATCCGCGGGCAGTGATACGCCGGCCCCAATAAAGAGTTGTGGCGCAGCCATCACACCATGCCTTCGCGACAGCGGAGCAAAAAGTCATCCAGCCCCAAACAAGTCTTCCCACCCAAATCCTCGATCTTGCGAGCGCGGCCGTCGCGGCCGAGGACCACCAGGTCCGCGCCGCGGCCGAGTAAAAACCCGGCATACAGCCAAGCCAACTTGCCGGCCGCCGGCACCAACACGCCGGCGTTCGCGCGGCAAGTGAATTCGTCGGTTACTGCTAAACCCGCCTCGCGCAGAATCACGCGGAGGCGCTGGTCTTCTTGCACGTCGGGACCGCTGGGCGCCAACACTGTCCACAATCGATCAGTTGACATGGGATCCATCCTCGTCAATCAATGGGCCGCTGGTTTCTTTTTACGAAGCAACCCCACCGCTTCGTCGACGAGCTCATCCCACGTGCGATCAATGCAATCGGCCCAATCGTCGTGGCGAAGGCCGTCGTCGCCGACGATATTGCCGCGGTCGATCAGGTAGCATTCAAAAAAGAATCCAAGCATTTGCGCGGGCTGGGCATGATCGAGCCATTTGACCAAGCCGTCGATTACGGCCGACTCGTCAAAACCTGGTCCCGGCGGCGGCACGTCGATGCGTTGCCGAGCCACCGCGAACAAGCAGTCTTTTTCGAAGGAAATCCCGTCAAGGCCTTGGTCGCACAAAGCGCGGATCGACTTCGCAAAGAACTTGTTGCTATCCCACTTCTTGGCGTCGAGGTGTTGATAGTTCGTGTTGGCGGCGACGCGGTCGCCAACGGCTCGGGCCAACTCAAAAAAGGCCCGGCGCTCGGCCGCCGGGCCCGGACCTCTCGAGGCGGACGACGATGCGGCGGGTTTCGGCTCGTCCTTCAAGTGGCCCAATTCCTTCAAATACTTGTCAGCAGTCGATCGCCGCACGACCCAATGCGGCATCGCGTGCTCATCGTGCACGAGGAGGACTTCCTTCTTATCGAGCACGACCTTAAACAAATCGCGATAAAGTTTGCCGTTGGCCTTGCCCAAATAACAAGCGTCCGCCAGGTCGACGAATTCCGGCGACACACCTCCCCAGGTTTGAAATACCCGTGATCGCTCCCCGTGCGGGACGATCTGCATTCCCTGCTTGCGTGCGTCGGCCTCGGTGCGGGCGCGTTGTGCCTCGAGCTTGTCCCGGAAACACATCGGATCCGTGCACACATTGCCGGGCACGCCCTGCCGCGGTTCGGGGTCGTTGCCCGTGAGCTTTGGGCACGCCTTGCAGGACCCCGCCTTGGGCAACAGCGTCATCGAATCGACATCGAACGGCACAACCTTCAAGCTGATCATGAAGTGCTGCTCGACGAGTTCCTTGGTTTCGCGATAGCTGAGCGGTTCGCTGCCTTTGTCGGAACGCCCGCCCTTGAGCCATTTCGGATTTTGCACGTTGGCGAGCACGCACTGCGCGGCCAGTTCCCGCAGCTCGGGGTTGGGTATCCGCGCCACCAATTCGCAGGTTGCCTTGGGGACGCGTCCATTTTCCAGCGCCGCGGCGAGAACTTTCGGCAGCCGCAGCAAACGCAAATACGTTCGCACCGTGGACACTGACTTATCGATCTTCTTGGCAACTTCCTCAATCGGCACGCCCCGATCAATCATGTCCTGATAGCCGCCGGCCCGCTCCAGCGGGAGCACATCTTCGCGTTGGTCGTTTTCGACCACTTGAATGGTGATTACTTCCAAATCGGTCAATTGTTGGATCTTGGCTTCGATCTGTTTCAGACCGGCTTTTTTTGCTGCCCGGTACCGGCGTTCGCCGACCACCAATTCATAAGCGATCGCCCCCTTCGGTTTGGGGTGCGGCCTTACGACCACTGCTTGCAACTGGCCGAGCTTCTTCATTGAGTCGGCGAGTTGAGCGAGTTTGTCGGGATCAAAGTGCTTACGGTGATTGAACGGGCTGGGGGCAATAGCGTCGATTGGGATCAACTTGGATCTCAGATCGGCCCGTTCGTGCGCGGGGGAAGGCGGCATTCCGTGCCCATTGCGGGAGGGCGAAACTCGAGACGTCATTTTGGCAGACATGGGTTTGTCCTTTCAAGAGGATCACCGCGGCGATCGCCGCGGTCCCGGGTTCACTTGACAACGACCTCCACCAACTCGGAATCGTGAAACAGAAAAGTCGCCCCCTGGGCAATTACCTGTACCACGTCATCGAGCGGGAACATTTTGAATTGAGACCGGATGGCATAGGCTTGCACTGCGGGAATCTTGAAACAGGTCATCCACGAATGACGATGCAGCCGATCCCACCAATCAATGACATAAACTTCCTCGCCGGCGAATGGTTGATCGGGCCTAGTGGTGATGACGGCATGCAGGCCGGCGAAGCGGTGAGCTGAGACGTGTTGCATTACGCCCTCAGGGTGGCGACGGTGGGCCGGGGTTTCAATTGCAGAATGAATCGACTCACGTCGACTTCGCGTTCGAATGGGCAAATGTAGACGTCGATGGTGCGACCGTCGGCCGTTTTGCCCCAAAGATGCAGAGAGGATGGGCCGATCTGCAGCAATTGCCCAACCTTGGCACCGTCGAATTGAACGACGAATTCAATGTTGGGCCCGATTGAATGTTGTCGAAACAGCTCATCGACAACCGCTTCACGCCCATTGCGAAATGCCCGGCGCGCCGTCCATTCATGAAACCGATCGACCCACGCCGGCGATCGGCCGAGCACGAACTGGCCGATCCCCTCGAGCGGATGGGCCATGCAGTTGTGAATCAATTGCCAAAGACGTCGGTTCATTTTTCACCTCAAAACGGAATCGCGTCGCTTTCCATGTGCCGGCTGGCACAACGCTCGCAAAGCCAATCGCCTTCGACGATCATGCACGGTTCAATTCGTTGCCCATCGACCAATTCCCAACACTCGAGGTTGGTGTCGATCCGGCAATTGCAACTCGAGCACCGATCTGGGGCCGCTGGTCGGGAGGTCGTCATTCCATTTCCACCACATTCGTGGGCCGACCTTTCAAGGGCCGCGGAGCGGGAAGGCCTTCCGCCTTGAGCAACGCGTCTAGGCAAGATTGGCAATAGGGAATTTTCTGCTGCGGCCCCCCAATGTCGGCCCAATTACAGACAAGCAGCTTGGCCGCATCGGCCCGGCACCGCACGCACACCGGCGGAAACATGGTGAGTGGCAAATCTTCGACCTTCCAAGCCTTGGTGGTGCGTGATGTCGCAGCCATTGAGAATCTCTTAAACGGAGTTGAACTCTTCTTTTCAAAGCCTTGGACTTCTCGAATGACTTGCTCTTGAATCTGAGCAAGTTCCATCAATGAGATTCGGTCGGCCAAGTAATCGGAATACGCTCGGCTGATCGTCCTTTGTTGCGTTCCATTGAGTCGAAACCAATGGCGACGGCACGCAAACTGACGAGAGGGAATCGCCTTGCCACAATGGTTGAACGGACATGTCCGCATGGTCAGTCGTCCTTCCGGAGATCGAACGCGGCCGCGGCATCCATGGCATCAGCCAGGGTCGTGGCGGCGCCGTTATCGATCAGCACGTCAAGCTCATTGCCGTCGATCGCGTGGCCGCACCCGTCGACGCTGCAACTAAAATGCGAACCCAAGTTGTAGTAACTGAAATTGCCGCATGCCGGGCACAAGATTAACCAGATCTCGGTCGGCTGCTCGCCTTCCCGCAACCGCGTGGCCACGAGCGGATCGTCCCACGCGTTGCGAAACCGCACGTCGCTAGAGATTCCCATGTTGCAACCCCTTGGTGATTTCGTCGAGCGCCGGCAACGGCGCCGACAAGGCGGCGGCGATCGCCGCCTTCAACTCGGCCAAGATCCGCCCTCGGCGTGGACCGTAGAAATCGGATTGAGCCAACGCTTCATAGGCCGTGCGGCAACCGCACAACAACGCCCCCCCCGCCATGATCAGCCGAGCATTGGCCGCGAGTTCCATGCGAATTGCCTGGCTATCGAGCTGATCCAGAATGTCCGGAGCCCGCGGCCGCAGACTTGCTTTGAGATCGGCGATGACCACTCCGGCCGGTGTTCGATTTAGTGCCGACAACTCGCCGTTGAACGGGTCGCGGCCGACGATAAGCAGGTCCCCGGTTATTAACCATGGTGATGGCGTCCCTTCAAATGGTTGACGATCCGACATTAGGCGACCTCCAAGCGACCGCGGCGTTTAACGTTCACGAGGCCGCGGCGGCGTTTGGTTTTGAACAACGACAACGGCAGACCAATCTCATCGCCGGCATCGTTCGGATGAAACAACGACTCGCGTCGCTGCGCTCGTTTCCGCAAGATCGCAATCTTCGCCTTCGAGCCCGGCATGGCCATCGTCGCCGTCGCCGGCAATGGCGTCTTGCCATTGAAGTCTTGCGACGGATACGAACGGGCACACTTCAATGCGAAACGATCGCGGATGCCGCGGTTTTTCCAGCACGGAGCGCATAGACCACGGGCAGCAATCAACCGACACTGGCCGCAGTTAACACACACCGCATTCATTAACGCTCACTCCGAAATACAAGTCGCGGGGCGGATGCACATTCCTTGGTCACCGCGGAGAAGTTTGACATGAACAACCTCGGTTAAACTCCGCCCCACCCCCGGGCGCCCCGCTTCTTGTTTCGTCACCGGCTCTTGCGAGCCAGGTCCTTGGCTGCCTTAATCTCCTGGGCCCGGATCCGGGCGCCGGCGAGATAGATCTCCGAATAAGGCACGAAGTATCCATGCTGCCGACCTTTTTCGCGAATGCGGACCCCGAGCCCGCCTTCGGCGAGCTCGATCACCAACGGACGCCGCGACCGCGGATCGACGACGCTGGTTTGCCGCACCACTCGGCGAGCGAGTTTGATCATGTCGCCCCCGGGTCGAGGGTAGCCGCCAAGTCAGCCGGCAATTCAATTCCCGATGCCGCATAAATGGCACGCAGGTTTTGCCGCCACAACAACCGAACCGATCGCGAGCAATGGTTCATTGCATCCGACCAGGTCGGTGGCCGTTTATGCGTCTGCTGGAAGTTGAATTGATAAAGCAACGAATCGCGATCGTGCGGCCAATCGCGTTCATGACGGCAACCGCATTGTTGACATGGCGGTGGCATTTCGTTCATCAACTTGGCAAACGCCACCGGTGAGATCGGCATGCACCAGACGTGCGACGAATGCAAGCCCCCAATCTTGACCGGCGACGGCGGTCCGTTTTTCTTCGGTGCAAGCATCACCATGATCTTTGCCTCCTGAGGCACCCGCCGACGGCGGGCGTCATGTCATCGTGTGAAAGTTGGTGATCGATTGTGACTCTCGCGGTGTTCCCGTCACTGGGTCCCCGCTACCTATTACCGATCACCAAGCACCGAGGGCAGGATTCGAACCTGGATCTCCGGCGGGATTCACAAACGCCGGCGAGCTAACCGTTGCTCCATCCTCGGTCAATTGCCGGCAGATCTCGGTGCCGGCGGTTCGGTGGGCGGTTCCAACTTGCGATCTTTACTCTCCGACGCCGAGCCGAAGTTGATTCCCGTCCATCGCTTCTAGGGAATCGAGACACTCGTTTGGCACTCCGCCCCATCAGCAAGTGAGTATTTCGATCACGCACACCACGGGCAGTCGGCATACGACGACGGCGGGCTCGGCCCGACGTGGTCGATGCGCTGCCCCGGCGGCGGCGTGGTGCATTGCGTGGCCGGACAGCACCGCGTCCTACGGTGGTGTCGCACGCCGCAATGACCACGCCGGCCGCACGCCACGGCGTCGCCGGCGATCGCCGCGACGATCGCAATCGCTGCGAGTGGCTTCCAAATTCGTTTCATGACTGCCCCCCAACTAAGTTCGCGGCCGATTCAAAAAACGGGACGGATCGATGACCGCAACCGATCGCAGCAAATCCGTTTTGCAACATCCATGTGCTGCCCCCCGACTCAAGGCGTCCCGCTGACACGCAACGACGGTCCCCGGCGCTGCGATGGCTCGTTGTTTTGTTTCAGGCTGATCGTTGTTGAAACGGAATGGTCGCAGCCGATCGACTTCCTGGCACGACAGCTGTCGGCTCGGGTCGACGAATGCCCCACATCGTTTCGAGGTATCGGCAAACGTCGAATGGTTCACACTTCGGAAACGCCGTGGAGATACGTTCCGTCGGATGGACCTTATACTCGTTTGGCTTGCCGGGTTTTTGAATCACTTTGAAGACAAGGATCTGGTTTTCCCAATCGTCGATCGTTTGAAGCGAATTATTGAACGAATTGTTGACAGACAATACGACCGACTGCCATCTTGGCTCAGGATCATTCAAGTAAAGTAAAGCGGCCGCGTAGCCATTCCAACGTGATCGCGAGGCCGCCTTGCATCGAAAGCACTCGGAACCGAAACACGGCATTGATCGGCCGATTGACTTTGAGTCGGGATCATGTTCTTTTCCGCCGACCCAATGAATCCAAGTGCCGAAGATCGGCGACAGGATTCGCACAGCGGACATAGACTTTGGGGTGTGAAGTGGAACCGGCAGACGATTAGAACCGCCGCCAATCTCCCAATGAATGGAAGGCATAGGGAACCCTTGCTTTGAGACGGTTGCAGTTGGAACACCCGAAGCGGGTGGTGAGATACCTTCTGCAATCCGAAGGAAGAGCTTAACGACGGCCGTGGCGGAAGTCAACAAAATTCCGCGCAATTCTGCCTTGCCCTGTTTTTGCCTTGCAAAGCCAAGTCCTTAAAAGCTGAGCTCTGCAAAGACAATACAGGGCAAGACATGCTTTGCGCCCTCGACCTAACCACCGTCAAGGTGGTCAGGCGTGCGCTGTGCGGGCGCGCGCCCTGCGCATGTTCAGTACACGCATAAAAGAACGTTTGCGCTTTTTCGAAAATGCTCGTAAAAACATGAGCGCCCATTTTGACAACATGAACTGGCGTGCGCTCTGAACATGCGCGCGCTGTTGGCCGCGAAAAAACTTGAAAAAAAGTTGCGCGGAATCGCGTGTTAAAATGGGCGCTTCGGTGGTCAATGAAGAATGCTCAGCCCTTCCCCACGTCGTTCTATTTCAGATCGACTTCACGGTTGGCGATCAAGTACATGGCCAACCCAAGCAACGGAGTCATGCCGACGATGCACCACAGCGGGGTTTCAGCCCCGCGGCCTTTTGAATGCGAAGCAATCCAAAAAGGTGAAAGCAAGTAACTGATCGCCGCCAGTACTGTGAGAACCAAGGCGGCCAATTCAAGAACCACATCACTGCTCGTGGTTCGGAGCTTTGGCGACGAAAACCATGTCATTAAGATGTACGGCACAATAAAAACGACTTGAAGAAATAATAGGATGACGCCGTTTCGCAGCGATCGTTGCGGTCGTCGATCGAGCCTCCAATAACGACGACCGCCAAAGAACTCATCACTATTCGGGTTGTCAGGTTCCCTGGGCCCAGGCGGCGAAGCTGCCGGCGACTCACTTTGTGCCGCCGATCGCGGCGGCGGGCTCGATTCCTCGACGATGTCAATGACCTCGCTGGCCATCATTCGCGCGGATGGCTCGGGCACGATGCCCTTGGTTTTGCACTTCGGGCATGTGACTGTCTTCAGGGCAAAGTCAATCGGCACTTCACGCGAGTAACCACAGCGACCACAGGTAAAGTCAATTGGCATGTTAAGCTCCTAACTCACTCATCGAGCTTGTTCTGGGCTATCAGTTCTTCGGCTTCCTTCTCGAAATGTTGGTACATGTAATCGAGATTCTTCCACATGAAATAAAGTGAAAACGAAAGCAAGGCAGTAGCACCTGCGGCAACCGAAAGACAGATGGTTGCCGCACTCACAAAGGGAAGAAGGCCTACCGAGAATTGCAACAACGCTGTGAACAAGGTTGCGCCCACATTGGTCGTAAGTATGTCACCCATGCTCTTGAGGGGCCGATAAATCTCAAGCGCTGCTTTCTTCCGTTCGGATTCGTTGGCTTCACGGTCAAACGAATTACGGAAATCCCTAATTGTTCGCAGGTAGGTCTTGGTCGAATAGACTTCCTTTTTCATGTTCAGGACGATGAACGTCTTTGCCGTTAACAGGAAACCGCTGAGGGTGAAGAACCCCGTGAACAAGGCAGGACGCATTCCTTCGTACACATGGACGATCTTGCCGTAACAAACAAACCAACATAAGAACGCCACGGCGATCGTAGCCAACACAGGTACATAAACCTCCGGCTTGTCCCATCTCATGCTCAAGGAGGGCGGTTTGGACATGAATGATCACCTCAATTGAAGATAGCTGGCCGCTGATTAGCTTCCTGAATCATGAGCTGAATCAAAGGCGATTGCCCCAAGTCGTTATGAAATAAGTCGGCTTCCCCTACCACATCGTCGTATTCAAGTTCATTTAGAGTGACAGGTATTGATCCCGCGAGGTCGATGCGATCATCGCTGCCAAGCTCATTTTTGCCAATAATTCTCATTGCGCTAGCGCGGTTGTGCTGCTGATCGTTTGTTAACTGAAAGATTCGCCGAATCAACGATGGCTTCTCAACACTACGGTGAAACACAATACGTTCTGATCGCCATTTGACAGTAGGGTCTTGCGGAAAGTAGTTCGGAAACTCAGCTGGCGTTTTATAGACAAGTTCCAGCTCTTTGATTTGCTCCCACGTCGCTAGGATGGCCCTTGCCTGTCGATTGTTGGCGATGATGGCGCCCTCGACCGCAGTTCCTTCGTATTTTTCTTTGATCTCGTCTTCCTCTTCCTCATCATCTGCGGCGTTTATCTCCGAAGTCATCTTGCGATGGAGTTCGTTCAGTCCAGCCCGTTCAAACAAATTCCATAGGAATGACAAACCTGCCGACTCGGAGTAATGTGCGAGGATCCCACAGAGCGATTGCTTCGCAATGATAAAAAAATTAAACCCAGAGAACGTGTTTCCATTCGGAAGGCCGCCGACAGTAACTCTGTCGGTTTCTTGATTCATCTGCGTGAATTTCTTCATGCCGCGATCGGTGTCTATCCGGCCGAGAATGTACTTCCTGGTTTCGCCTATCCTGATGACACGTTCGTGCAGTGAAATCCTTTTTCGAGTGCCTTCTAGTCGTTTGAGCGATTGAATAAACTCAGTGACTGTCAGTTCGTCATGTAACGTGATACTGAATGCCGACAACTTGACCTTCATTTGAATACCCCTTGGTACGCAGAGGTAACTCCGGCTGGCAGCGCGGTTTGGAATGGGCCTCTGTTTGAGTCAAGAAGGTTTGGTCCGCGATTCGTTATCAGACGTCGAAAGGCGACCAACCCATGTTTTTAAGGAAACCTGCGCACGGTCAAAAAACGGGAGGCGGAGCAGGTATCACGCTGCTTCCGCCCCGTTTGACCGGCCAGCAAGGCCTCCGGCCAATTCCATTGATTGAAAAAACTAAGGGCGGCACGGATCTCACACCGCAACCGCCCCGTTTGACCGGCCAGCAAGGCCTCCGGCCAGTGAACCTGAGGGGAATCGAACCCCTGATCTCTTGATGGACTACCAAGAGGCACCTGCGGTTCTAACCCATTGGACCGACGCCGGTCAACCGGCGATCGGGGACGGGTCAATGGACCTGAGGGGATTTGAACCCCTGACCTCTTGAATGCCATTCAACCGGTCGCGCCAATTTTGCAGCGATTTCGGAATGTTCTGATTGCGCGGTAGGTGTGGCCAAGCCACAGCGTCGGATTGCCTAGCTTGCCCTTTTGGAAAAATCCGCAGTTAACGAATACTTCCTTTTATGTCCGCGCTCTCCACGCCCTGCGAGCTCGTGGCAGCCTTCTTGCGTTTTTATGACGCGCAGGTTTTAGCCGGCGAGTCTCGCCCCAAGACGGTTGACTACTATCGACACCAACTCGAGAAGTGGCTCAAGACACTTCCCGGGGGAATTTCGGTGGCCGATTTGCGCCCATTTCACGCGTGCCGCGGAGGTGAATCGTGGCACGATGTACAAGCTGTGCAGAGATTGTTCAATTGGGCCGTCACGCTCGGATACTTGACAGAAAGTCCGTTCGCTCGGCTTCGGCGCCCGCCGCTTGGTCAACGCGAACGCGTCCTCGGGCCGGAACAATTGGCCAAACTAATTCGCAATCTGAGCCGGCCTCATCGGCGGTTTGTGGTTTTTATGCGGCACACTTTGGCTCGGCCTGGCGAGATCCGAGATCTTCGTTGGCGGGACTATCATGCGGACACCAAGTTGCTTTGTCTGAGCTCGTTCAAGGCCAAAAAGCGACGCAAGGACGGTGTCGCGGTCCGAGCAATTCCGGTTGACCCTTATCTTCAACGATTGCTGCAGCGATGGAAGAGCCGGCGATCGCCGTTACCGGAACATCACCTTTTTGTGAATCAGCACGGCAAGCCCTACACGGGAAGTGCAATTCGCCTCGCGATCAAACGCGCTGCGATGCGGGCCGGCTTAGTTGCCGACGGCGAAGAAGCCGTCGTTCCCTACACCATGCGGCACACAGCGGCGACTTTTGCAACGAAAGCAGGAGTACGAGATCGTGTTCTTGCTACGATCATGGGTCATACGTCAACACGCACGACGGCCAGGTATCAACACTTGGATGTCGCTGAGCTCGGTGGCGCGATCGAGGTTGCGACGTCACGAGGACGAAACAAATGAAGCCATTGTTTCCATCGATCAGCCATAACACGTCCAGAAAGGTGCCTACGATCGGATCCAAGGCGACGAAGCGACCCAGCGCTTCGAAGCGAGGTTACACAGCCGCCTGGCGTCGCCGGCGAAAGAAGCACCTCGTGTTGCACCCATGGTGCGAAGATTGCCTCGAGCTAGGGCTAAAGGTTAAAGCAACTGACGTCGACCATGTCAGGCCACTTGCCGGCGGCGGCGCCGACGACGATTCTAATTACCGCAGCCGATGCCATTCGCATCATAGTTCAAAAACGTGCCGAGCCGATGGCGGGTTTGGCAACCGCAAGAAAACACATTAGTCTGCGTTTGGCCGGCCAGGGGCTGCAGAGCGATGGAAACCGCGTAATTCTCCCGCGACTCCGTCGCAACCGTCACCCTTCGGATTATCGCTGCGTGCAGCCGGCGATCGACTCTCAGCGTTGTGATACGATTCGTGCATGATTGAGACGTATTGCCCTCGAGTGTTCGATCAATCGCAGCAATTGCTCCGTTGCCCGGAGTGCCGATGGCGAGGCGTTGGTTCCGCCACTTTGCTGGAGGATGACTCGCTAGTCACTTGTCCCATTTGTCGCGCGAATGTTTGCCATGTCTCTTTTGATGGCGATTACTTAAACCTTGGACTGGACGGTCGCAGAATTGACGTTGGCGAGGTTTGCATCCTGACAAAATGGAAAAGAGTGCGTGGTCATTTCTATATACGAGCATGAATGGGTTGTGAGTTATGTTGTTGTGATAGCCGAAGAGGGCCGGTTGAAACGACTGTCAGTCAAACCGGATGAATTGACGCCAACCTGGAGGCCGTGTAAGCAATGGGCCGGATCGTAGCCGCAATCGGTTTCTTGGCACAGGTCGTGTGCGTTTGGTTTGCGCTTTCCGTGTGCACGATCGGCTACACTTGCTACATGCATGGGGACCGGGGGCCCTATCCTGAAGAAGCGTGGATCCCCTGGCTGTTTCCCATGTCGGTGTTCTTAGTTTTCGCGATTCGGAGGAAATAGTCGAATGAAGCTGTTTCGCGTAATTGCCAAACTCTATAGATTCGCGACCTGCGCACACATCAACACGTGCGTAAAACTGAAGTGGGACGACTCAACCGAAATGTGTACTTGCACACACTGCGGTCGCGTCTTATGGATCACCGATGAAGGACATTCCCGGCACAACCCACATTTGCTGAGAGACAGATTGGATCCACGATAGGCTAGGAGGGTCAATCCATGAATCGTCGCATGTTCCTTCGAAATATCGCCGGCTTCGCCATTACTGGCCCCGCGGCCGCGGCGATCGCCGACCGGTCGCCAACAATCCACGTTGATTCTTGCACCGTGGATCTGCACTCATTCTCGGCACTGATAGTTGTTTGCCCGGCGCCATTGTCGGATGTGGAACGTGCGAGACTTCGCGATGAATGGGAAGCCATCACAAAGCGGCCGGGCAAGATCGAGGTGCTAAGTCGAGCGGTTGTGATCAAGTTTGACGATTCACAAGTTGAAGCGATCTAGGGCAAGTCATTGTGAGTGTGTTGTTAGGCTGAGTTCACAAAGAACTCCGTTGGCACGTGATGGAACGATCGCACAAAAAGAGAAAGCTCACGCATGTCGGTGGCCAAATGAACCTTGCCCCTCTCCTCGTGAAAGTCGGCTTGAATTGACCAGAACAATGGATCGACCGCTTGTGACGCGCTAGGATGCCAAAGGGAGTATTCTAGTCTCCGGCTTAAGCGTGGGTTGTTTACAAACGTAAGTCGGCGCAACATGCGATCGTTGAACGAGACCACGAACCCCTGTTGACCGCTTAAGAGAAAAAGCATTCCACAGTCGGCAAGTGATACTGAAGTTAGGGTTGATTGAAGATGGAAAGCAAAACGTAGTTTCTTTAGGTCGATGTCGACCTCGATTTGATGGCTGATCAAGGCCTGCACGCCCCGGGAATGCAGGATTCGCGTGTTGAACATGCCGGTATACACATAAGTCATTGCCAACTGCCATGGTCACGGTAGTTGTTGCGAGGCTTTTATTTCTCGCCATCCGTCGAGTCGCCGGCGACCGAACACAGTCAACCAAAGCCGTTGCCAGCCAGCGAGCCCACTCCACTTGGTCGCACCATGGTTACAGCGCGGACATCGAGCAATCTTATCACTTCCAATTGAGCAATCGATGACGAAACCAAACCAGGCACATGGCCAACACGCCATGCGAATAAACGCACTCGATCGACTTAGTGTTTTCATGGTGCCCGACCTCCATGTTCGAGCCCAACATAACGTCCAACTTGGACGTGGCCGCATCGTGCGACATTGTGAGTTTCAACATGATAGCCGCTCGCCAGCAAGCGCGCTAACAACAATGACATAACGACTTACGCCATAATAACTTAGGCATTTCTTTGCCCGCCATACTGGCATACCCCCCTGCCATTTCTGCAGCCTCGCGCGGAGACCGCGTGCGGCTCCGGACAGACAATTCCGCAGGTATTGAAGGTCGCTGTCCACCAATAAGGAGTTGGGTCGATTTTGGATCGCGCAGTTGGTTGCCTGTCGTTTTGTCGTCGTCGTAAGTTTCGATGATCATCGGACCATGGCTCGACGTGGACCACCTCCGACACCAACCAATCTCAAGAAGCTGCGCGGCAACCCGGGCAAGCGCAAGATGCCCGCGAAACAAATCCCTTCCACCGGTCAGCCGGTTGTTTGTCCCAATTGGTTATCCAAAGAAGCGCGGCAGGAGTGGGACCGCATCGTGCCGTTGCTCCTGAAGATGGGGTTGGCCGACGCCGCTGATGAAATGGCGCTCGCCGCTTACTGCCAGTGCGCGGCCGAGGTGATGATCGCCACGCGGCAACTCAACAAGGACGGCCGCTATGTCAAGATCGAGATCCGCGATCGCAACGGTTACAAGGTCGGCACTCGCAGCGAGCCGCATCCCATGCTCGTCGTCCAGCGGGAAGCGCTGGGCAAGCTCCGGCAGTTTCTTGTCGAGTTTGGATTGTCGCCGGCGGCGCGGGCCCGCATCGAAGTCGATCGCGACCGACCCGGTGATCAAAAAGGGCACGACGATCTCGCGAACCTGATCCTGCAATTCAACCAACCGCCGCCGACAACCGGATAACCTGGCATCGCCCATGCCCTGCGATTTCACTACTGCCTATGCTGCCGACGTCGTGGCCGGCCGCATCGTCACCGGCAAGCTCGTTCGCCAAGCGTGCAAGCGTCACCTTGAAGATCTAAAGACTGCCGGTTCGCGCGGTTTGTATTGGGATCCGCGTGCTGCCGAGATCGTGTTCAAATTCATGGGCTTGTTGCGACATTGGAATGCCCGGTGGGTCGGTAAGCCTTTTGTTTTGGAACCGTGGCAAAAGTTCATCGTCGGATCTCTTTTCGGTTGGAAGCGCAGCAACGGTCGGCGCCGGTTTAAGTTCGCCCATGTCGAGGTGGCTCGGAAGAACGGCAAGACCGCGTTGGCTTCGGCGATCGCCTTGGTGTTGTTGATCCTCGACAACGAAGCCGGCGCCGAGGTTTACACGGTAGCCACCAAACGCGACCAGGCACGCATCACGCACAACTACTCGTTGCGGATGGCCAAGGCCTCGCCGGCGATCCGCCGTTACGTCACGTTTTTGAAAAACGTGATCGCCATCGAATCGCGCGGCAGCAAGTACGAGCCGCTGTCGGCCGACGCCCACACCCATGACGGCCTGAGCCCCAGCGGCGCGATCATGGATGAGCTGCACGCGTGGAAGCAACGCGAGCTGTGGGAAGTCGTCGAAACCGGCATCGGCGCCCGCACGCAACCGATGATGGTGATCACCACCACGGCCGGGTTCGATCAACACGGCATTTGGTGGGAACGCCGTCAGCTGGCGGTGTCCATCCTCGCCGGCGACCATCGCGACGACGAAGTCTTTGCCTACATTGCGACCCTCGACGAGGCCGACGATTGGACCGATCCCAAGGTTTGGATCAAAGCTAATCCGAATCTCGGCGTGACGATTGAAGCCGAGGAGCTGGCCGCGGTTATCCGCCGGGCCCAGATCACGCCCGGCAAGCAAGGCGCTGTCAAACGATTACGGCTCAACGTCCCAACCGATGTTGCCATCGCTGCCTTTGACATTGCTCGTTGGGACTTGGCGGCTTACGAATTCGACGAAGATATGTTGCTCGGTCGGCCATGCTTCAGCGGCTTTGACCTTTCCAGTCACCGCGATCTCACGGCGCTCGTGCATGTGTTTCCGCCCGAGGATGACGACCCCAACGATCCGTACGTTTTCTTGCCGCGGTTCTTTCTGCCCAAGGAAGACATTATCGAGAAGGGCCGCCAGGATGGTTTTGACTACCTCCAGGCGGAAAAGGACGGCGAGATCTACCTCGTCGAGAGCCGCATCATTGAGGAGGATTTTGTCGAGGACGTAATTCGCGCCGACAGCGAGAAGTTCGACATTCGCAAAATGGCCATCGATCGCTGGCGCATGGGCCGGATTGGCACTCGCCTCATCGAAGCTGGCCTACCAATTTATCAGCACGGGCAGGGTTTCAAGACCATGCCGACGTCGCTGAATTTCTTTGAAGCTCTCCTGGAAAGCAACCGCGTCGCTCAAAATGGCAGCAAACTATTCCGTTGGTGCATTGGCAACACGGCCGTTGAACAGGATGCCACCGGCAATCGCAAGCCAAGCAAGCGCCGATCGGCAAAGCGGATCGATGGAACCGTTGCTGCTATTATGGCGTGCGGCGCCATCATTGATGGCGAGGATGACATGAGCATTTATGACCGCGGAGAATCGCTGGCCCTCTAACGCGATCGCCCAATGACCTCGCCCTACTTCTCGATCGACAGCAACCAGGTCGCTATTTGCCCCGTGCCGGCGGCCGCGGCCAAGCTGGGCACGCCGCAACATATTTCCAATCCCAATGTCCTCGAAGTGTTAGCGGTTCAACCGCCGGCTGCCGGGATCCGGATCTCGGAACGCAACGCCCTCACGTTGTCGGCGGTGTGGTGTGCGGTCAATCTGAAAGCCAACACGATCGCCCAACTGCCTTTGCACCTGTTTCGCCGCAAGGACGACGACAGCCGCGAAGTCGCAACCGATCATCCGATCCATAAGAAACTGATCGCACAACGTCCCAACCCGTACATGTCGTGGTTTGTGTTCACGCGGACGTTGCAAGCTCATTTGGAAATGTGGGGCCGGGCCGCCGCCGAGATCGAACGCAACAACGCCGGCGATCCAATCGCTCTATGGCCGATCCTGCCCGATGAGATCATGCCCGACATCGACGACGCCGGCACGCCGTTCTATTGGTATTCCGGCACCGTGCCGATCGAGGCCGAGGACATCATCTGGTTGCCAGGCCTGGGTTACGACGGCCTGAGCGGCTATTCACCGATCGCCATGGCCCGCGAGTCGTTGTCCGGCGTCGCCGCGGCCGAACGATACGGGCACAACTTCTTCGGCGCCGATGGTCGGCCCGCTGGCTTGCTCAGAAACAAAAAGAAGATCTCGCCGGAAGGCCGCGAGGCGATGCGCAAGGAATGGCGGTCGCTCTATGGCGGCGGCGGCAACAGCGGGCGCATCGCGATTTTGCAGGAAGACACCGAGTTCTTTCCACTCACGACGCCGCCCGAAGATTCTCAGTTCTTGCAAACGCGCAAGTTCGGCATTGTCGAAGTCGCGCGTTGGTTCAACGTTCCGCCGCACATGCTCAAGGATCTTGATCGAGCGACCTTCAACAACATTGAGGAACAGGGCTTTGACTTCCTGATCTATTCGATCTTGCCCGTCGCGGTGTTGTGGACCCAGGAGCTCGCCTACAAGCTGCTCACGGCCGAAGAACGTGCGACACACTACTTCGAACACACCTTTGAACACATCCTTCGTGTCCGAGTTCGCGATCGCTATGCCGCTTACAACGTGGCCCGGCAATGGGGTTGGATGTCGGTCAACGACATCCGCCGTCGCGAAAACATGCCGCTCATCGGTCCCGAGGGCGACGTGTACATGGTGCCGGCGAACATGATGCCGGCCCGCAACTTCTTGCCGGGCAACCGGCCCGCCAAACAACAAGCCGGGTTGCTGGGCCCCGATGGTCGATCGATTCAAGAATGGATGAGGGTTGCCGTATGAACCGCAATTTGACCAGCGCGTTTTACGCCACGCCGTGGGCATTGCACCCGCCCAAGCTCCGGGAAATCGAAGCGGTGATTCGCAACCGGTTCTTCGTGCAACGCGGCGCCGGCCGGCCACGACGAATCAAATCGTTTCAGGACGATAACCCTCCCGAGCCCAAAGCCGGTCCCCACAATGAAAAGCCTTACGTGGTGATGGGCAAAGTGGCAGTGCTGCGCTTGTCGGGAATCATCTGCCAGAAAATGAACCTGATCGCCGAGTTTAGCGGCGGCACGTCGACGGAGATCTTCGGCCGCCGGCTCGACGCGGCGATCGCCGACGGCGACGTGGCCAGCATCGTGATCGATTGTGATTCCCCGGGCGGATCTTGCTTTGGTGTGCCCGAATTGCACGCCCGCATGATGGAAGCCCGGCGTGCAAAACGAATGGTCGCGGTCGTCAATCCGCTGATGGCCTCGGCCGCTTATTGGATTTGTTCGGCGGCCCACGAGATCGTGCTGACCCCGTCGGGCATGGTCGGGTCGATCGGCGCGTACATTTTGCACGAGGACCTCTCCGGCATGTATGCCAAAATCGGCATCGATCCGACGTTGATTTACGCCGGCAAGTTCAAGGTCGAGGGGAATGAATTCGAGCCGCTCAGTGCCGAAGCCCGGGCCGACATTCAATCCATGGTGGACTATTGCTACACACAATTCGTGACTGCGGTGGCCCGCGGCCGCGACAGCAATCCCGAAGCGGTGCGCTCCGGCTATGGCGAAGGGCGAGTCCTCACCGCCGAGTCGGCCTTGTCCGCCGGCCTGGTTGATCGCATTGCCACCTTCGACCAGGTCCTTCAGGAAGAGAATCGCCGCCGCGACGATCAGTTGTTCACCATGGCCAAGGCCAAGCAACAACAAGCTGAAGCCGAGTTGCTCGACGCGTGATTTCCGCGCACGCCCCGCGTGCCTTAGAGTGTTCCCGGTTGAGGGGGTGGTATTCCTCACCGCAATAGGCCCACATGTCTCGCCAACTCGTTGAAACCAAGCGACAGCAACGCAAAGCACTGATCACCCAGGCCCGCGGCATTCTGGAAGCGGCCGAGCGCGAAGGCCGCGCCCCCGACGTGAGCGAGCGAGAGAACTTCGATAAACTCCACGCCGAAGCCGCCACCCTATCCGAGGACATCAAGGGGCTCGAGGCGGACTACCTGCGGCAGAAGGCGGCCGAAGAATCACTCGAAGAGAGCCGAGGTCGCCGGACCAGTTTGCTGCGTTCGCGCGACGCGCGTGATCCCAACGGTCCGGTGGTTCTGTGGCATGGTCGCGATTCCCGCGGTCGCAAAAAGACGTCACGCGTGCGACCTGGCTCGGCAGCGTTCCGCCGCTGTCAACCGGAATATCGCCGTGCCTTTCGCAGCTACCTCGCCGGCGACGGCGTGAGCGCGGTATTGCAACAAGACGTCGGAACCAGCGGCGGCTACCTGGCCCCCGAACAATTCCATGCCGAACTCATTCGCGAGCTCGATGACATTTTGTGGATCCGCCAATTGGCGCGGACCTTTATGATCGACGCCCCGTCGATGGGCGTGCCCTATCGATCGGCCAAAATTTCGTCACTCACGCGCGGCGCCGAGCTCGGTTCGCCGACCGCCGACACCGCTTACAAGGTCGGCAAGCGGACCTTCAAGCCCGAACCCATGACCGGCCAAGTCAACTTGAGCCGCGATTTGCGGCGGTCGTCCGCGATCAACGTCGAAGCGTTGATTCGCGAAGAGATTCAACTCGAGGTCGGCAACTTCGAAGAAAGCGAATTCATGATTGGCACCGGCGCCGCCCTGCAGGCGTTGGGCCTGTTTGTTCCGTCGGACGATGGCATCCCCACGTCGCGCGACGTGGCCAGCACTTCGCCCACCGAAATGGATCCCGACCTGGGCCGCCGCGCGAAGTACGCGCTTAAGCAGCAATACCGCAATTCGCCGTCGGTGACGTGGATCTTCCACCGCGACCTGGTGTCGCAACTCAGCCGGCACAAGACCGCCGACGGCGAATACTTGTGGCAAGAGGGGCTGCGCTTTGGCGACCCCGACATGTATCTCGGCGTGCCCGTGCGGGAAAGCGAATTCGCCCCCAACACTCTGACCACTGGCAGCTATGTTGGTTTGCTGGGCGACATGAAGTACTACTGGATCGTCGACGGCATGGGCATGGAAATCCAAGTACTCGTCGAAACTGGTGCAAAATCCAATCAAGACGAGATCATCTACCGCCGCAAGATGGACGCGCAACCGGTGTTGCCGGAGGCTTTCGTCCGCTTGAAGCTCGGCTAACCTTCGCCGCCGGCGTCGGCGGATCCTTGTTCACTCAAAACGACCACGGTTGAATCATGCACACAGAACTCAGCAACAACATGAAGATCATCGTCGCCGGCAACGCCGCCGGTGCCGCGACGACCACGATCGACGGCACCGTCGTCGTCGACACCGCTGGCTATCAGCGCACGCTGTGGCTGGCGATTCTCGGCGACATCACCGCCACGTCGGTCTTGAACTTTAAGGTCCAAGACAACACGGCCAACTCGACGTCGGGCATGGCCGACATCACCGGCGCGACCACCGGCGACAAGACTGCCGGAGCGTCGGACTACGACAACAAGGTGCTGGGCGTCGACGTGAAAAACGGCAAACGCCGGTACCAGCGCTTTTCACTCGCCCGCGGCACCGCCAACGCCGTCGTCCAAGCGGTCATCGCGATTTGTTACAACGGCGACAAGATCCCGACCGGGCTGGTCGGCGACCTCAAGGCTTTGACCCAGGCGATCGCCGCCTAATTGCAGTCGCTGCGAGTTTATTGAAATAACGCCCCGCCGAAGCGCAGAGCCCTGCGCTTCGGCATGAAGATGCAACGATTACCGAGGAAAATGAGCCATGGTGAAGCCGACCGGTGTGTCCCCAGGACGCGCGTTCCGTGATCAACTCACGGGCGACCATTGGCTCAACGGCGCCGATCTATTCGACTACGCCGATAAACCCGTGCCGCAACGGATCTCGATTGTCGGCGCTGCCGGGTCGACCAACATTTGCGAAGTGACCTTCACAATTCTCGATGCTCGCGGCATCGCGATCGCCGGCGTTTTTAACTTTGATGTGTGGCTTTCCGATGCGGCCACCGGCGCCGGCTTAACCGGAACCTCCGCGTCGGGGACTGTCGTCGCCAAGACATCATCCGGTGTGGACCTGGTCACACTCGTTGCCAAAAAGGCACTGCGTGTGCAAACGCTCGCCACCGGCGTTTACATTTTGCAGATCACCGACTCCGCCAAGACTGGCTTCTATCCCTGCGCCCAGCTCCCGGGCCTCGGCCGCACGGTGGTCGGTGCGCAGTTGGTCACCGGCAACTATGGCTGACCGCTAATTGGCGGTGACCTAACTCAAGGACAATATCATGCGCGTCAAACTCACCAAGACCTGGGCTTCTGCCGACGGGTGCGGCAAGGAAGGCGACATCGTCGACGTGCCCACCAAGGTCGCCAAGCAATTGTTCAAAGCCGACGCTGCGCAGCCGTTGCGCCTGATCGAGCCACCGACCGAATCAACCAATCCCGACTCGGCTCCTCGCGATCCCGATCCGCCAATTGATCACGATGTTGATCCGGCGGATCATAGTGAATCCGAGGAGCCTTCTTCTGAAAGCACCGCCGCCGACGCGCAGGGCGACGATGCAGCCAACGGTGCGGATCCCTCGGCCACACAACCACCCCCGGCCGAGGGAACGCCCGGAGGCCGCCGACCGCTCACACTTGCCGCGGGAAAAAGTAAACGAACCACGATCGTGGATCGATAAACACTGATGCGTTAGGGTTGACCATGAAACTGCAATTGGTGGGCAACTATCACTCGCCCGTGCTCTCGGGCAAAGGCGGGGACATCTTTCCCGACGTCGATGAGCGCGTCGGGCAAGGTTTGATCGATGCCGGCTATGCGGTGCGTCTCGATGCTCTGCCCGAGGATTCCAAGAACACTGTCGAAGAAATGCCGGACGTCGGTCCCGCAGACGAAGTAACTCCGTCGTCTGCCCCGATGGTCCGGCGCCCCTTAAAAATGCCGCCCAAGAAATAACCCATGGCTCTCGGCCTCAAGTTGATCACGCCGGCAACGGCCAAGCTGTTCACGGCGGCCGAGGCCCGCGAACGCGCCCGGCTCGCCTCATCGATGAGCGATGCCGCGATCGACGACCTGGTCGGCGAGGCCACTCGGTTTGTTGAAAGCGACCTATCGCGACAGTTGCTCTCGGCCATTTGGCGGCAAACCCAAGACGGATTCAGCAACGACGAAGGCCGGTGCGTGTTGTTTCGCAATCCGGTAATCGAAGTGGACTCGATCGAGTACTTGGATGGCGACGGTGATTGGGACGAGGTCGACGATTGGGAACTGGATGCCGACCACGAGCCGGCGATCGTTTTTCCAGCGATCGCTGACGGCGAATGGCCGGAGGTCTATGATCGCGGTTCAAATGTTGCGATCACTTTCGAGGCTGGTTACGGCGCTGATCCCGCCGACGTGCCACCGGATCTCCGCCGCGCGGTCATCATGATGGTGAGTCATTTCCACGAGCACCCCGAGGCCGTGGGCCTGGGCGCCGATGCCCGCACCTTCGAAGTGCCGCTCGGCGTGGCGGAGATTCTCGACCACTACCGTTACGGTCGCCGCTTTTGAGGTCGAACCATGGCCGTCACGCACGCCGGCGAACTGCGCTATCGAGTCGTGTTGCTCGAGCGGCACAAACACCTTCCCCGACCAAGTGGCTTTATCGAATCCGATTACAAACCGTGGACCGGTCTGCCGGCTGCCGGCGAGCCCGCCAAAATCGAAGAAGGGCAAGGCAGTGAATCCAGCGGCCACGCCTCGATCGATGCCAGCGTGCCAGTTCTGGTCACGATTCGTCATGACTTGCCGCGCCGCCCGGGCCCCGACGATTGTGTTAAATTGCTCGACGGCACCGATCGCGTGTGCAACATCGTCGCGGTGCGCGATCCGGACGGTCGCCGGCGGTGGTGGGAATTGAGTTGTCGAGTTGCCGGATGAGCAATCTCAAAGGTATTAAGGTTCGCATTCAAGTCGATGTCGACGGTTCGGTCGGCGGTCTTCAGATCATTGACAAACGCCTCACCGCGATTACCCGGTCGGCCGCCAACAAAGGCGGGTCGGCCGCGGCCAAGGAAGCCAAGCGGCTGGCGCCGGTGCGCGACGTCTTCGTGGGCAAAAAGAAATCGATTCGCAAAGGCGCCCTGTTGATCAAGAACAAAGGCCGCTATCGCACTTATAAGGAGAAGCAAGGCGACCAGGTCGTCACCAAATACCGCGGCGGGTTGCTCAAGAAAGCAATCGGATTCAAGGTCAAGCGTTACAAGAAAGTGATCAACGTCGCGATCGTTGGCGTACGCCATGGCTTCCGGCAACAGATCGGCGTGGTCACCCGCGGCGGCAAACCCAACATGAAAATGTCGCGTAAGAAACCACGCAAGGTGGGTCAGCCCATCTACGCCGATCCGGTGAAGTATATTCACTTGATCGATCGCGGCACTCGGAACACCAAGGCGAATCCCATCATCGAGCCAGCGTCTCGGGTTGGCGGCAACATTTGCCTCGAACAAGTCAACGCCGGCTTGGAGTCCGCACTGCAAGAGGCTGCCCGCGCATGATCGACCAACTCGAAGAAGGCCTGGTGGCCCTGTGGAAAGCCACGCCGGCGATCACCCGGTTTCTGGGGGATCGGTTTTTCCAAGGCGTCGCGCCCGCCGGCGTCACGGACTATTTGGTGTACCGCAACATCAGCGAAGACAAGCGTTACTATTTGAACGGCCGCAGCGATGGGGTGCCGAAGTACGCCTACACGATCGAAGTGTGGAGCCAGGATCCCGACATTGCCCGGGACGCGGCCGCCGCGGTCGTTGACACGATCAACAATGTCGGTCGGGATTGGGTGGGCGGAGCATTTTGCAAACGGATCAAAGCGACCCATGCCGGATCCAGCGAAGAGCCGGAAGATGACGTGAACGACACCTGGTGGCATTCACGCCGAATCGATGTGGTCGCCGACGTCCGGCAATTGCTCCCGTGATTTGGAGGCCTGAGGCACTTCGGTGATAGTGGGCGAAACGGATCCCGCCCCGTCGAGATCGCCCCATGTCCGCCGACGTCGAAGTCAGTCTCAATACCAAGCTCGAGTATGTCTCCACCCCGCCGAGCACCTACAGCGAAATCGCAGAAGTGTACGACGCCAATGGCCCCGAGCACATGCGCAAGGTCATTGGTTTGTCCGCATTACGCGATCTGATCGCGCGGAAGAAAGTGGGGCGGGCCGACTCCGGCTCGGTCACACTCACGTTGGGTTACACAAAAACCGTCTATGCCCTGGTCTTGGGTTTCTTCAAAGCCGGGGCCGCGAAAACTTTTCGGTTCACCATGCCGGAAGGGTCCACCGACGTATTCAGCGCCTTCGTCACCAAGGTCGGCCGACGCGTTCCCGACGACGACAAGATCACGTTCCAAGTCACCTTAGAAATCGACGGCGACAACACCTTCACAGCGGCCTAATCGGAGTAATCATGGGCGAATTTGCTACCGCGCAACAAATCGAAGATGCGCCCGAGCGCATCTACATGAACATTTATGTGCGTGATTGGAAACTCAATGTGCGGTTGCGCAGTTGGAATGCGGGCGAACGCGCCGACTTCGACGCCGAATCGGCACTCCTGCGGGAGCATCTCGAAGAGGATGACTATGCACGCCTGGTCGTGCCCCGAGCGTTGGCTCACTCGATGGTCGACAGCGACAACAAACTGTTGTTCCCACCGCCCGGAGCCAAGGCACTGCGAAAAGCGGTCCGGGACAAGAAACTCGACGAGGCGCTGGCCAAGTATTGGCTCTTGGAAAAGAAAGGCGCCAAGCCGCTCGCGAAACTTTACGACAAGATTTGCGATTTGAACGCCTTAAGCGAAGTCGATGAGGACGAGATCGAAAAAAACTAACTGAGGGCGGCGGCCTGTTTCTGGTGCGTTTGGCCCTCGCCCTCGGTTGGTCGATCGAGCAAGTGCGCCGGCGGATTTCCGCCCGCGAACTAGTGATGTGGGAAATCGCCGATTGCGTCTCGCCTTTTGGGGATGTCCGCGGCGATCTGCGGGTCGGCAAGCTCGGCAACATCCTGTTGGCACTGCACGGCAACGACCCCTTCAAGCTCGACAAGTACTTGGTCAAGGGCAAGCCGCCAAGTAAGGTGCGGTCCGATCGCAAAGGTTCGGTTGGTCTCCGCGTCGCGGAAATGTTAGGCCTCACGGTGCATCCGCATGGCGACCGACATCAAAAGCGTTAACACCAAGTTGATTTGCAACGGGGAAGATCTCTCCAAGAAGCTCAACGACGGCGTGGCCGACGTCGAGAAGTTCGCCAAGGCCGCCTCGAAAGAGATCACCGTGCCCGTCGGCACCAAGTCGATCGAGTCGCAGAAGCAAACGCCGGCCGGAGTGCAGACGGCCGAAGCCTCAACCGGCGGCGGCGCGCGGTCCTTCTTCACAGGTTTGGGGCGTGATCTATTGCAACAAGCCAAGACAGCCGATCCCACCAAAGGGTTTGAGATCGGCAAAGGCATCGACTCCGCAGTCCATGCGGTTTCCGCTGGCCTCTCGGCACTCGGACCGAAAGGAATTGCGGCGGCGGCGGCGCTCGAAGCCGTCAACTTTGCCGGCCAAAAAGCGATCGGTTGGTTGACGGACCTGTTTAGCGTGGATCAATCCGCGGCCCGCAAACAAGATCCGATGGACTCGCCGTTCCTGCGCAATCTCAAAGCCGCGGACAATGCCTTCAATGACCTCAAGGGGTTCAACAAGTCTTTGACGGATCGCATTGCGACAGCCGGCATGACTGGCGATCAGGCCAACCTGTTCCACATAGAGCAACAACTAAAAGAGAAAGGCATCACGCCGAACCCGGAGTTCGTCAAGGAACTTGATCGCGCCCGGCAGTTAGTCGCGCAAAACTCGAAGATCGAGGCCGACAAGATTGCCGAAGCAAATCGCCAGCGGGATCGCGAATTCCAAGCTGCTCAAGCACGGGCCTTCACCGAAGGCCTTGGCGGGCCAGTGGGCCGCGCCCGCGGCGACGTGCGCGACATGACCAATTGGCTCAACGCCGATTTGATCAATGAGCGGCAATTCGGCGAAGGTGCTTTGAATACGATCGATGGCCTCGAACGGCAGCTCGGCCTTGGCGGCCGCGGTCGCGCATTGGCCGGGGCCGCGTCCGCCGATTCGGTTGAAGGGGTGAACGCCATTTTGTCCGCACAAAACGTCGACGGCCCGCGCACGATGGAAGAGCGGTTGAAAGACCTGAAGACCGCGATCGAGAAGAAAGGCGACGACACGACCAAAAAGATCGACGAACTATTGAACCTGCTCCGCAACCGCCCCGGCCTGGTGGCCGGTCTTTTCCAATAACCAAATGAGCACGATTCTCGAAATCGAAGAAATGGTCGAGGAACGATCGGGCAAGATCAGCCTCGACAACGTCACGCGCGAATACAAGCGCACGTGGAAGGTGATCACCTCGGACGCCGGCGCCGAGCAGCTCCAGGTAATGCTGGCTTACTTGAGCCCCACCCGGCGGATCCCACGCTGGGGTGAGCCGTACATTTCGAATAACTGGCGCGATTACGGCGCGTTGGTCGTCGATATTGACGCCAAAAACCCTGACAAAGACCTGCCCACTTTTTGGCTCGTTACCGCGACCTACCGTTCGCGTTCGGGCAACCCGGCCGCCCAGCAAGGCGCCGATGGTGGACCTGGCGGCGGCGGTGGTGGCGGTGGATCCGGCGACTCGCCGCAACTCACGCATCCGATTTTTCAGCGGCCGCACGTTACGTGGGGCACCAAGAAGATTATGCGGCCGATTCTCAAAGACGTCGATGGGAAGGTCATCGCGACTACGGCTGGCACTCCATACGATGTGCAAACCGAAGAGGTGCCGCTGCGCACCTTAACACTCGTCCGCAACGAGTTGCAATTCTTGCCGTTTAGCAGTCGCATATACATTGGCCGCGTGAACGCCGATACGTTCCAGCGCACGCGTCCCGGTTATGTGTTGTGCGAGGACATCCGGCACCAAACCGCCTTCAGCGACGGCATCGATTACGCAATTGTCACGTACGAGTTTACCTTTGAAGACGATGAGGATCCGGACAACAGGTGGCCGTGGTACTTGTCGCTCATCGACAAAGGCCCCAAGTATGTGGAAAACCCCGGATCCGGTTCGGCCCGCGTAGTCCGTTACAAGGACGCGACGGGCCTTGGCGGCGACGAAGTTTTTCTCAATGGGATCGACGGTGGCGTCCATGAAAGTTTCAATCTCGACACCGGGCAACTGGCCGCCGGAGCCAACGCCAAAATCAATCGCTTCCGCCGCCGCAAGTCCATCATCTTTGGTGAATTGAAACTTCCCGACCCCGCCTGGTTTTAAGAGGCTTCGCCCATGTCCGCACCGAGCGTCATTCAAGGCAACGTTCACATCGCCGGCAACCTGAGCGCCAGCGGTGTAACGCTTCCGTCCAAGGTCGTGTCGAACAACAACATCGCCGAGCAAGCCGGCATCGACGCGACCAAAGTCATCCAACAACACCGCGTCGAATTGCAGCGTGCAGTGCCGGCAGTCGAAGAGGCCACCGTCCATCTCGCCAACGCCCAGGGCGCCATCGTCCAATTCAGCGCTTCCTGCCGCACTGCCCCGGCTTCGGGCAAGTCGTACAAAGTGGACCTCGAGGTCAACGGCACATCCGTGTTGACGGCGCCGCTCGAATTCACCAATTCCACAACTCCGCTGGCGCGGCAAATCGCAACGCTGGATGAAGCCGCATATGCGGCCGAAGACATCTTTTCAGTCGTCATCACCAGTTCGACCGGCGGAACGCTTGGCACGGACTTGCTGTGCGACCTCATTCTCCGTGAGTTGCCGATGGAGCCGTAATGCCGGAAGTCGTCGGCCTGACGCAACAGGACTTCGATCGCCTTCGGCGCATGATCAAATGGTTCGAGGGCCGGCCGCCCGACCGCGCCCACGTCGCCGGCGGCGAGGTGCCCAACTGGCAACATGTGCGCATCACCGGCCCGGCGATCGGCGAGGGCAGTGGATCTAGTTCAAGTTCAGGACCCGAAGACGGGTTGCGCTACTGGCCGGCGGTCGTCGAAGTTTGGGACGCGTTCACGAATGAGCCCATTATTCTGGCCAACGTGTGGGTCCTCGATCGAAACGACTTTGATCTCCAATTGCAACAAGTTTATGTCGCCCGCGAATCCGGCCGCAAACAAGTCGAAGGCGACACGCGTGATCTGTTCATCCACGGCCAAGGCTTGAGCTATCCGCGCCTCGAGGACGATGGCTCCGGTTCCGACAACGGTTCGGGCGGCGATTGCACTTCCTCTACCGCCAATTCACACACTTTGCGGTTACCCGTGAGTTGCGATGCCTACGGCAATCCGGTTTATCAGTGCGTCACCGTAACTTCGCCGTTGCCGTTGCGGGTGAGCGTGTGCGGCGGCGATCAATGCGGCGAAGGGAGCGGCGGGTAATGGCGTACACAGAGTTCTATTGCGATGCAGCTTCGGGCAGCAACATGAACGGCGGCAGCGATGCTGGCGCGGCATCTTACTCGTCCAACAACGGCAATTGGAACGCTACCACCGGAGTTTTCACGCCGACCAGCGGCGACCCATCAGCGTCGGTGACTGTTGGGCAGTTTGCGTCGGTTTTCAACGACGGAGCGACGACGCCGGTTTTCACTGGCCGTGTGACGGCGGTCAATGCCACGACGATTACAGTGAGTGTGGCAGCGGGGAGTTCGTGCGGCACCGCGCCGACAACGAACGCGACCGGTCGCAGTATTATCGTTGGCGGCGCATTCAAAGGGCCGAACGGCACCGATCAATTTCCGATGAATCGTGCTGGCTGGAATGCCTGTCGCAATGCGGCGGGCGACCCAACGCGAATCAATCTCAAGAGCGGCACGAATTACGCCATCACCGCCGCGGTGACGGTTTCGACCACGAATAACGACGGCATTACCATTCAAGGATACACCACGACGCCGGGCGACGGTGGGCGGGCCACCATTGACGGTGGAACGTCGGGCGCGAGTTTTATCCTGTTATCTTGCTCGGCCAAGTCGCTGATTGCCGACATCATCTTTCAGAACAACGGAGCGACCGGGTCGGCATCAGGAATCAGCGTTGGCATTAACAATAATGGGGCAACAATCGTAGAGCGTTGCAAAATCGCGAATGTGCGAGGCAACGGCATCAATGGGAACACGGGGCAATTGCAACTACACGATTGTGAAGTCACCGGCGCGAATCAATCGAACACGTCCGGTCTTGCGGGCGTTGCCACCAATTCGTCCTACACGATTGTAATAAACCGCTGTACGATCAGCAGCAACACCGGCAGCAACACCAACGGCATTCGGATAGGTTCGCCGTATTCGGCCGTCATCATTAACTCAACGATTGCGAACAACGGCAAAGAGGGCGTTTTTCACGCTAGTACGGGGCACCTGTTTATGTTGGGATGCCGAGTTCATGGCAACTCCGGCGACGGTGTGGAATTCAATGGGACAAATCCAAACATTACCGGCTGGTTTGAAAATTGTCTTTTCACAAGCAACAGTGGATTCGGGGTGACTTCGGCAGCGAATCGTCCTAACTTTCATTTCCGCAACTGCGGTTTTTATGACAACACCAGCGGCGAAGTAAACGCGAACATCTACAACCGCATCGGGTCAGTCACGCTCACAGGCTCACCATACAACGACGCGGCTAATGGCGATTTTGCACTTAACACCACCGCCGGGGCCGGGGCCGCATGTCGCGGTGCTGGCATCGGCACGTTCACTGACACGATCTATTCGGGAGCGACGACATCGTACCCCGACATCGGCGGCGTTCAACATCAAGACTCAGGCAGTAGCGGTGGCGTCATCGTTCCCGGCGGCATGTCCGGCGGGATGCAACGGAGTTAATCATGGCTTTGACCAGTGTCATTCGTTATGTTCGCGCCGTCGATACCACGCTCACCACGGGCGCGGGCAAGACCGGTCTGGCGCACGGCGACGTGACGGCCAAGTACCTGACGCAAGGCGGCACGCTCACGTCGTTGACGCCGGAAACGATTTCGACGTTGGGAACGTATCAGGCACCGACCAGCAACGCGCACATTCGCATTAAGGAATTGAACAGCGCGGACCCAACGAAAGGCATCTACGAAGTTCATTTTCACAATGATCAGGTGGCCGAAGCTGGCAAGCGACTGTGGCTGTTTTTGTCGGCGACCAACGCGCTATTTCAGCCGTTGGAAATGGACCTTATCGATTACGCCACGCGGTTGGCGGCTATCGAAACCGACACGGCGGAAATCGGTGCCGCCGGTGCCGGTTTGACGACGTTGGCCAGTGCGGCGAACTTGGCGACGGTCGCCGGGTATCTTGACACCGAGATTGCGGCGATTCTGGCCGACACCAACGAATTGCAAACGGATTGGGCCAATGGCGGGCGACTGGATGCTCTCATTGACGCGATCAAGGCAGTCACGGACCGGTTGGCGCATTCGTCCAAATGCTTGATTTACGGCACGGTTGACACCGGCGCGTCGGTGACTTCGATTCCGGCCAAGACATTGTCCATCGCGTCGGCGACCAACAACCAGTGGCGGAATCGGACGCTGTGTTTTGAAAACGACACGACGACCGCCGCGCTGCGCGGCGTGATGACGCAGATCATCGCTTACAACGATTCCACGGACACGTTCACGGTGTACCCGGAGTTGCCCGCGACCCCGGCTGAGGATGACGCCTTTTCGATTCAGTAATCATGGCGTTGCTGTCATCGCTATCTCTGTCCGGCGGCATCGGCCCACGGTTCGTGGCAGCGGGGTTGTGGGGCGTTGCCGTCGCCATCAGCGACTTGGGTTTGGCGGCGACGCCAGAGCGTGCCGCGGCTGTCGGTCTCTTGGAACCGGGACCGGCGCAAACTGACGCGGGCGATTGTGAAAAATCGTGTGTTCCCGGCGGGCTCCAGGTCGGTGCCGATGGCTCGGCGACGCTCACGTTGGCGACCTGTTGCGGTTGCGCGGGAAGCGGTGGCAGCGGTAGTGGTTACGATGTCGATCCGGCTGAACTGGAGTGCCTCGACGACAACTTCTTCGATTGCGGCGGATCTCCGTGCGCCCCATCGCATGTCGTGTCCCGCTATTGGTGTTTGGAAATCGATGGTACGCCACCAATCGACAGCGCGTGTCAACGGTTGTTTGGCTACTCTTTTCAACTCGATCTGGATGGCGCTGAATGCGGTTGGGGCTGGAATTCAGCGGACGAGGCCACGGCACATGGGCAAGACATTTTTGAATGGTGCACCAATGGCCCGACGCTTGGCACCCGGTCGGCCGAGGCTGTCATGCGACCGATTGGCGCTGGCGGTACGGTTGGCGGCACTTCGATCACGGCGCCGAGTTGCGGCTTCTATGTGCGGATCACAACTTCATTCAACGGGTCCACGTCGATCGCCGTTTACTTCGTTGACAAAGACGCGTTCCAATGCACCGCACCCAACGTTTTAGATTTGATCGGTGAGGAAACCGACGTCGGCGTGTCAGAGGATTGGCCGGCGACGATCACGCTGACGCCTTGTCTTGCGGATGACGTCTAATGTTCCCCGACGAGTGCCAATGTCCCTCTGCTGGTCACTGCCCGCATGCCAATCGCGCCATGTCGGCGACGATGCACGGGCATTGCCAATCCGACAAAGCATATCGATACACGCTTGCCGGTGTTCCTTTTCAGCAGCGGCCTAATGATGCCCGGCGCAGTGGATTGTCCGCGGCGATCGCCGCCACTTCGGCCCGCGTTGAATTGCCATGCGTGTATCGCAGCGAGGACGAGATCGAGCACGCACCGTGTGGCTGCCACGTTTATCAATGCGCGATCCATCAAGTCTGCGTGCCCTGGCGTGGCTACAAACTCAAGCCCGGCATCCACGTGTGCGACGAGTGCACTGAACGCCGGCTGACACTACCGGCCATGCCCGAAGCCATTGAGCCCGACCATTACTTCGCATTGCGAAAGACGTTGCCGACCGATGTGGTGCCAACGCCGGCGGCGATGCAAACGGGATTACGTGCCGTCGCCGAGAGACGCACCGCCATGCCGGCCGACAAACGCGGCCGCGGCATCGTGTTTGCCGCCGGCGGCTGGCGCTTCTTGTGTGGTGTTTTTGTGTCCACACGAATGATTCGGTGGTTAGGGTGCGAATACCCGATTGAGGTTTGGTACAACGGCGACCTCGACGGCGAGTTTACTCCGGATTACTTGCGCGTAATGGATGGGCTCGGCGTGACTTTTCATGATGCCGCCGCGGAGCTTCGCCGCCTGGGCATCACGCGCCGATCGGCGCTCAATGGCTGGCCGCTGAAACCGGTGGCTTACTTACTGTCCTCGTTCGCGGAAGTCCTTGGGCTCGATGCGGACTGCTACCCGGTGTTGGATCCGCGGCCGCTATTTGAGCACCCTAAATATCGCGAGCATGGTGCGGTGTTGTGGCCGGACCTGTCAAAAAACAAACACGGCGCCCCGCTCGAGGCGGCGCAATGGGAGATCTTCGGCCTCGCCGATCGGCGCACGCCGGGTATCGAATCAGGCCAGGTCCTAATCGATAAAAACAAGCACTGGCATTCGCTCGCCATCACTAGTTGGCTCAACGACCATCATGATTTCTGTTATCTGCCGACCGGGCCCGCTGGAATGCTGGGCGACAAAGACACCTTTGCGATCGGGTTCCATGCCGCCGATGAATGGGGCGGTGATAAGTCACACAAGCCCTACGTCAATGCGCCGCCGACCAGGTGGCTGCATGTCGCCTTCATGCAGCATGGGCTCGACGGTGAAACTATGTTTGTGCACAGATGCCGGGACAAACCGCGGGTTGGCCCCTTCTCTTACGGCACGCCGCAGCGGGACCGCCTTGGCCGAATGATTCGCTGCGACGCCGAAGGCAAAAAAAATCCGCCGATCGCCCATGAATGGAAGATCCACGAACTCGTGGCGGAATACGCCGCCAAACTCAAACCGTCGCCGGCGGCCTGCGCCGCGCCGATTGCCGCAGGGACCGGCCCACCGATCCAGGTCTTGGTACCGATGATCTTCAAGCCCGATCTCAATCCATGGTTGTTGCGCCGCATGCGCGAAAACCTGGCCAAGCTCATTCGTTGCAATCCCCGCTTCGCGATCGACGTGGTTGAATTCGATGAACCATTCACCAACGAACCGGGCGAGCGGATCTGGGCTAAGGTTGGCCGCGCACGCAACCACGTGATCGAGCAACAACTGTTGCGGCGCCACGAATATGTGTTGTGGATCGATGCCGACATTGTGCGGTACCCGGCCGACATTCTTACTACGTTGCATGCCGCCAACCCCGACGGCATCACCGCGCCGGCAGTGATGATTGAAGATGACAACAAGTTTTACGATTGGGCCGCCTTCGTTGAACAAGACGACGCCGGCGATCTGGTGACCTTCTCGCCGGAAGCACCCTATTGGAGATTCCCTGATCGGATTCAGAACGGCCGACTCGAGCTCGCCGGCGTCGGCAGCATGTATTTGATGCCGGCCTGGCCGTACAAACTCGGTGCCCGCCATGCAGATACGCCATGGACCGACCATTGGCCTATTTGTGAGACGGTGCGCCGGGCTAATTCGAAAGTTGTTTGCTTAACTGAAGTGCGCGTCGATCATGCCGAGTTGCCGCGCTATGGCGAACCATGGCATTGATTTGGTGTCAGGGGCCGGCACCATTAAGTTGAAGCGATCGAGGTGTACCCATGCCTATCGTTGCCGAGGTTCCATCGCCACTGCCCGATCCCGGCCTCGTTGGGCCCGGGCGCCATTGTTGGTCCGTCACGCCGAGCGACGCGGATGAACTCGTGCGCGTCGCGCGAGCTCTGCGCGTCGGGTCCACGGCTGGCAATCTCGCGGTTGTGTCGCTCGACGGCGTGACCACAGTGATCCCCAACGTGCAAGTCGGCGAGACGATTATCGGGTTGTTCAAGCAAGTCAAATCGACCAGCACCACCGCGACCGGCATCACGGCGTTTGCGTAATGCGAACATTCGAAATCAATTTGTGGCGAATGTTGCGGCGGCGGGCAGTCACATTGACCGCGAATTTCGCGGGCACGCCGCAAGTCGGCAATGACCCCCTTTTGGTCAGCTTCACGGACTTATCAACCGGGGCGCCAACCTCTTGGTTATGGGAGCGGCGCCTTATAGGCACGGAAGATTGGTTTACTTTTTCCGAGGTTCAACATCCATTAGAGATCGAGTTTAACTTTGGTTGGTGGGATATTCGGCTAACGGCAAC